TTAAGTGATATGAAGAGAGATACTTTAGGGTTTAACTATAAAGTATTAGAAACTCCTCATGGTATACTTCAATTAATACCAACACCTGCATTGAGAGGTCCTTACAATAAGAAGATGCTTGTTATTGATGAGGAAAATATGTTCCATGCTCAATACAGATCACCAATGTTCCAAGCGAACATTAAAACTGATAACGGGTATGACGGTGTGAAAGATCAATACTTCTCTGATGAAGGTATCGGTGTAAGTCTTATCGAATCACACAACCTATTCGATATCACAGCATAAGGGAGGGCGATATGTCTAGACCTTATATTGGTGGTTCAAATGCCGCTATAAAAGCTGTCTCATCTGCAACTACATTAACTGCTGCAGATCATGGTAAAAAAATCATGTTAGACGGTAGTGCTGCTAATGTCGTTACTCTTCCAGCTGTTAAAGCTGGTTTAGAGTTCAAGGTAATATTAACAGCTACTGGAGCTGCTCCTACGGTAGTAACTTCTGGTAGTGGTAATATTATGGTTGGTACGATTATTAGTGCAACTAATGATGCTGCTCAAGCTGTTCAATCTGATTTAGATGCTGATACTATTACATTTGTTAATGGTGCGGCACCTGGAGATTATGTTGATTTGCTTTGTGACGGTACTAAGTGGTATGTATTTGGCTTTTCTGGAGTAGATAGTAAAATAACTATTACTCAAGCAGGCTAATAATAACGATTTGGGCGGGATTAACTTCCCGCCTAATCTTAACAATTAAACAAGCCCATTCACGGACAGCCAGTCCTTAGGGCAGGAGGGAAATATGGCAGGAATACATAAACTTACAGTTCAAGAGGCTCAAAATGCCAAACTTGGACAAGCTGGATATAAAGTGTTAGCAGTAGGAGGTACTGCAAATACAGGTACTGCGGCTGCAGGTGTTGAATATGTTGCGATATATTCACATAACGATGCAACTACGGTTACTACCGAGTCTAATGATACTGATTTATATCCTGATTTAGCAGATGTTGCTTTACCTAAAGGATGCTGGTTATACGGCCGATGGAAAAAAGTAACGATCGAAGAGACTAACGGTAAAGCTGTAGTATATAGAGGTTAGGGATGACGTTAGTAACTAACTTCACAAATAGAATAGAGGATCTAGCTGGATCCACTACATCTATTGCAGATGCAGATGCTTTAGAGCAATGGGTTAGTGATGGAGCTCAAGATGTTGCTGAAAGAGTTAAGACATTAAAACCTACATCTGTAGGTAGATTTACAAAAGCTGAAGCTGTAGGAGACTACTCTTCTGCTGTTAATTTAACTGAATATGGAGAAATAATTAGTGTTGATGTTGGCAGTAAAGAAGCTAGAGAGATTCATTATAGATTTAGACATCATCTTGGATTAGTTGATTCCATACATTATGCATCATCTGAAGATCCAGCATATTATATTCATAATACACATTTAACATTAAAGCCATCTA